GTAGGAAGAATCCCTACAAATTAACCAGCCAAAAGGAGTCGATCCCTCTCAGCACTTACAGCCAAGGGCCATAAGTTGGCCACCGTTGCACCAGCATATTCTTCCGCTTACCGGTTAAAGCTTTCGGTTGCGAGAGAACTGCTACCTCCGTCTCCGGAGGCTCAACTGAACGCCGTGTTAACGGGAACCTGTATGGAAAGTCCAGCCAGGGTCCCGGATCTCTCTCCCGACCAGCATTCTTTGTAAAGAACTTGGGAAGGAGAGCGAGGCCTGACAGATTAATGTCTTCCTCGACGGGTATCAGTGTCATAGCCCTGAGTCGATAAAGTTGAGTGTCAAAATCTGGCACCGCTTCATCGAAATCAGAGATCAGACCTACGTCACCGAGTCCTTCAGGTATCTTGTACCTAAGCTTCTCTGGTATTGCCTCCACAACCATGTCATACATGCGGCGGACTCGAGAATCGAGGCCGTATCCCATGCGAGACCACCGACGGATATTATTCGCCAGTGTGAAGAGGTCCCAAGGAGTCGAAATCAACTTCTTGACGTAGAAAGGTGTAACATCGCATCCGCGGAAGTAGTGTTTTCCACAACTCTCACGGAAATCCCCTGTAAAGAAGCTCTTCTTCGCATTAGGAGTAAACCCAGCACGACTAAAAGCCCAAAGAAGCGGGATCTCAGCCTCGGACCTGACTATCAGGTCATCACCGTAGACTGATACGATTCCCCCAACCCCGATGAGGTCCACAACAACCCGAGCGATTGCCCAAAAGATCAGGCTTTCAAGCTCAAAAGTGAACCCGTTGCCCATGCTCGAAAACTTCTCGAACTGAACAGTCTTACCATCGGGAAGAACCCCAACGGGCGAGCGCACCTGCTTAAGTGCAACAAGCCAATCCTCAGGCAGCAACAGTTCCACGATCTCGCGAGAGATAGTGTCGCTTGCTGACTTGAAGTCAACCGTAGCGAGGAGGCCGTAACGGCTTCCAAGTCTAGCCAGACGCTGATTAAGCTTTTGGCTATTAAGGTTTATTCCAGCCTTGAGAAGACGTCGCCGAATCATCGTCCCGATTCCTTTCTGAAGATACATATTCAGGTCGGGCTCGATAGCGATAACGCGGTTAGTCTTTGAGTTCTTAGGAACGGTAGTGATCCTGTTACCAGGCACCAACCGAAAGATTTTCTCCGGTGGAAACCGAAGATAGTCCTCCAGCCAGCACCCTGTGGGACGAGCGTTGGTTAGACACTCAAACCAACTTGGAATACGCCTCACGGCGTGCCAAGCTAACAAGGAGCAATCTTGCGTCACGTCCGGCACCGTGCCGAACTTGTATACGGCATCCGCATGGCGTCGACCTTTCGACGTCGTGGCACCGGGGCCAAAGGCACAATGGACCTCCGCTTCGTCCCAAGAAAACGGGCCGAGCAGGTGCGATACTTTTCGACGGGCTGTCTCAATGACAGTTCGCCAGCTGAGCTTAGATGACGGCTCAACAGTATCGACTCTGATCGTTGAATTGACCAGAGAACATTGCGTCTCAGCTGCTTCAAAAGTCGCCAAAGCAACCGCATCGCGGTCTACTCCCTTCAAAACGAAAGGATACTTCGACAACAACTCAGTAACGAGATACTTGTCACCGAATTCCTGAACCGACATTGCACCAGAGGTTCTTGGATCGAACTCCGGCATAATACCAACTTCAGGAGATAATTCGACGTCTTGGAAGACGCCGAGATCGGCAGCAAGTACTTTGAGCAACTGCGAAAGCTGCAGACTCTGGGTACGTCCCAGTAACCGATGGCGCTGAGGAAACGTAAACATACGCTTCCTCGATTGTAGGATGAACATAAGGCTTTCCTCTATGTTCGAGACGGGAACTATTTCCCGGCTCAGCTGCGACTGGAAAACAAGCGACCAGTGATAAGGCCGAGTCCGAACCCGAGAAGCGCAAAGAAAAGCGCGTGGGTCAAGATGAAGCTAACCACTGATCGGCTCGTTGAACTTGACCGCGTTCTTGAACTCGTCAGAATTGACAAAGTCCTTGAAACGCGTCCAGGCATCCAGCCTTTCAGCATCCGACGCGCCCGCGGCACTGGTGACGGTGACGTCATACCCGATCTGGCGAAGGAACGTGCCAGTCGGGCCCAGCCCGGAGTCCGCCGCACTGACCACGGGCACCACGAGTTTCGCGGTGACGCGGAAGTTGCGGGATTGCGCCGTCGGCGGAGCGACACGGAGGTTGAGCGGCGAATAGCTGGTGCCGTAACCACCGGATTTCTCGAGCCAACGGGCGTTGCCAGCAGTGATATCACTGTTGGTGTACGTCTTGGTGTTCAAGACGATCGGAGCAAATGCGCTCACGGTGTTTCCTTTGAAATATCGTGGATTAACGCAAAACCTGCGCGAGTAAGCTTGTGGCGTTAGCCACACGCGTAGGGCCATTGGAGGAACTAAACGGATTCCTTATCGAAGGGAAAACCGGATAGGGACTACTGTCGAACACGGATCGATCCATTTTGAATTGGTCGACCGAGACGTTCGACGGAGAGCCATTATAGTGCTCTACCCCTGCGGGCAGAACCCAGTATTGGCCTTTAGTCCTGCGCTTCATCACTCTGGTGGCAGACCCCGAAAGGTACCGCCAGCCAAAATCTGCATCCAGCAGATTAATCCAGTTCCCAACCGGGAGAGCCCAGTCAAGAACGAACGAGTAAGGAAGTAACTCAAAGGCAACGGAAGCGACGTTAGTCACTCCGAGCTCACTAAACGCGACTACAACTTCATTGTCGATGGCGTAGAAAAGGACGACTTTACAGTCTTCCCTCTTCGTAACCGAGGCCATCAGAGGCTGAGCGACCAAACGCATAAGGTCGCCAGTCTCCTGAGCCCCTGAATCTTCAATGTAGCTGCGGCAAGACACCCGGATGTAGTAACCCGCACCCTGGCGTCCTTCCTCTAGCCCAGATAGCTCGCGGCAAACGCCGTCAAGCTCCCCCAATGCGGGAAGAATCCCGTATTGAAGCTTGAGCCATTCGTCGGGGACAGTATCTCTTCCAGGGATAAGTCTCTTAACCCTTTCAAAGATCTTACCTTTCGAGCGTCTGAAGTCACGGTATTTACCGGCGATGCCAGTCACGATATCGGCGAAGGTGTTCGCGGTTGCAATGCGTTCACCAAACATCGTACCGAGGTTGACATCTTGACTCTTCAACTTCTCTAAGGCACCATTAACTGCATCCTCCCACAATCGATCGTCGTAGGAGGGCAGGTTATAGTTCCCGTAACTGAAATCCATACCATTGGCATCCAAGTAGTATCCCCCTGGGATATTCCACTTAAGACCGAGCGATCCGTAACGGAATCGTTCGTTGCTATGGTACCATGGTCCCGGCTTCCTCAGATTATTTTCCATCTTTGGATTGTTAATGCTTTCCGGACGATACCTGGACGCCTTTTGTAAAGGCGTATTCGGTCCCGGATAAGGCCCGTACGTAGACCCATTATACACAAGAGTGTAGAAGGAGCTTTGTTGTAGAAGGCTATTTTCGCTAACGGCAGGGGTCATGTTTGGATCCTTGAGTTATGCACTACGCACGCGAGTGCGCACGCAGTACACACTGCGATAGAGCGGGAGATGTCTCCC